GCCGCAATCTGGCGATCGTTCATGGAAGCCTCCGAAAGAGTGACTTGCCGGCTGTGACCGAATGTCGCCGAGTCACAGCCGGCTGGTCACGATTGTCCTACACGCGCAGGGTGAAATTCGCCACCGCGCCCAACAGCTCGATCACGCCAGTGTCACCCGCCTGATCGCAGGTCAGTTCGACAAGAACATATTCGTCATTGTCGATCCAAAACGGGGTCGTAATCGTCAGCGTCATCTTGTGCTGATCGACGTCGACGCGCTCGCCCGCCGCATCGTGACCGGTGTCGTAAGTGAAGGTCTGAGCCGCCACCACGGCCACCGCACCGTCAGCACCGCGCGTGACTTTGTTGACAACAGCCGTCAGCGCCGTGAGCGCCGCGCCCGTAATCTCAAAATCGATCTCGATAGACTGCAGGTAGGCACCCATCTGCGCCACCGAGTTCGACGGAACGACGATCGGAATATTGATCGTGCTGGTCTGATTGAAGTCGTTAACCTTCTTCACAATCGTGCCAGCCACCTGCCCCGCCGACAGCGACCACGTGCCCGTCACGCAGTGAAACAACTGCGGCGGAATGTACTGCGCCATGTGTGTGTTGTGAACGTATCCCATGCCGCGCCCCCTACACACGCAGGGTGAAGTTAATCACCGCGCCAAGCAAGTCGATCGTGACCACCGCGCCACAAACCGCCGTGATGACCAACAGGTATTCGCAATCGTTGTCGATCCAAACCGGGGTCGTAACCGTCACGGTCAACTTGTGCTGATCCTGGGTAGCAGCTGCAACAGCCGCAGCTAGGTCCTGTGTCACCGGCACATCGGCAACAACCGCCACCGCGCCATCGGCCCCACGCGTGATTTTGTTCATCGTAGCGGTGATCGAGGTCGCCGCAGCCAGGAGCAGCTCGTAATCGACTTCAACCGATTGCAGATAGGCCCCCATCTGCGCCACCGAGTTCGACGGCAGCAGGATCGGAATATTGATGACGCCAGACGAGGCGGCCGCAGCCCGGTGCTTGGCGATCGTACCCGCGATCACGCCAGCCGCATCGGTGTAAGTGCCTGTCACGCAGTGAAAGGCCGTAGGCGGAACGTACTGACTCATGTGTGTGTTATGAACGAAACCCATGATGCATCTCCTTGCCGCCCCGAAGGGGCCGCGCTACTTATCCCGAAAACGATCGGGACTTCGTGGGCAGGGAGCCGCGCCCCCCTGCCCGCTACCAGTAAAGACCACGCGGGGTCTCTGAGAACTGAAAACTGAAAACTGACTGCTAACAACTATCACGCGTTGCCGCGAGCCAGCGGGCGGAAGTCGCCAACGCCCACCGCGAGAAAGTGCCGGGACTTGATGCGGATCTCGTCGTTCATGAACACCGCAGGGCTTTGCTCATCACCCGCGACGAAGACTTCGGGCTTGAGGCCAAAGACTTCGCCGATCATGACGCCGGGGACCAACAGCGGATTGACGACACCCGCCCACCACGTTGTCGAGGCAACCTCGGGCACGATGACGGGATCGACTTTGCCGCCCCAGGTGTGAGCGCCCAGCAGAGGCTCAGCCGCGCCGCCCTGATAGGGATTCGACGCCCAGCGCGGGACGAACAGCGCATCGGCAGCCGGTCCCAACGTCGAATTGACCAGGCAGATCGACGGCTTAAGAGCCTGCTTCTCACCAGTCCCGGCGTACCCCGTCGCATCCTTCACGAGCAGACGCTGATTGTAGATCAGCAGGGCAAGAGCGTTCCAAGCCGTGTAATCCGTGCCAAGGGCAGATGCCGTCAGATTGGCATGGCCGCCAACCGTGGTCACGGCAGTATTGTTGAACAACACGCCCGTGTCAGCCATCGTCGGGCCGGTGTACGTTGCAGCGGTGAAGATCGCGGCCACCAGTGAAGAGACCTTGCGAATGCCAGCCGAGGCCAGCTCGCGCGGAACAGCCCGTAACTTCCGGGTGTCGTCGTTGATCAGGTCTTCAATATCGATCCCGACGTAGTGACCGTATTTCGTGAAATCACTGGTCTCCTTGCCGTCACCCAGGAAAGCAGGTGTATATTCAGCACCCCTGGCAACCGTGGGAGTGCTGGCGATCGTTCCCGTGATCAACCAACTGACCTGTTTTAGATCGGTAAAGTGCTCGACGGTAACGATCTTCTTCCACCAATCATAGCCCTCACGGCCAAGCGCATCCCAGCGTGTGACGACGGCCTTGTTCATCACATTCGCCACGAGGTTGGTGAAATTGCCCGTGTTGAAGCGAACGCGCGTTGGGTAGTAGCCACCGCGAAAGTCATCGTCACCGGTCAGGCCCAAGTACAACTCGCGGATGCCGGACAGCCGGGCAACCTTCAAATTCTTCGCCTTCTCGTCTCTATCGACCTCGAACAGATCGCACACCGCCGCCTCAATCTGATCGCCGGAGTCGAACATCTCACGCGCATGACTCACGCCACGTACCGCAGCGCCGCCCGTCAACTCGCCGATCAACTTCCGTTGATCGGCGATCGCCGCAGCCAATTCAACCGCCTCGAACGCCTTGCCCGTGAATTGCTTACGGATTTGATTCACCGAAGCAGCGGGCAAATCATTCGCAACGGACAGACCAGCGTCGAGCAGGTACGCCGACAACTGGACCTTGGCCGCCTGAATCTCAGCCAACTGCTTCTCGCGCTCCGCCTTCACGGAGAAGATCGATTGCAGATCCTCGCGCATCTGCGTTACTTCCTGGGCCGGATTAGGTGGCAGTTCGGGCGTCACCGGGGCCGGCTGTTGTAATGGTGCCATGGTGTAACCTCCTGTAGGTTGGCCGCTGGCCGCGGCGACTGAGTTCAAAGCGCGGAGAAATGCCCCGCCGCGCGCGGGGTCGAACACTACATCAACCGAGTAAACGCGCAGGATGTCCTTGACCTCTTTATCCTTCGCGGTGAACACTACATCAGCAGAAAAGCCGATCCGTGGCTTAGGCTCAGCCTCAGATAGCATTTCGGCGGCCAGCGCTTGCATGAGCGGGCCGCTTGGACCAGCCGCCCGCAGCGTAGCCCTGATCCCATTGTCGTACGAGGGCGCGTAAATGATGCCACCCAGATCGCGCAGGGATTGCCCAAACCAGGAATGATCGATGAAGGATGAGACACCATCCCAAAGTGACAGGGATTTCCTCAAAACTTCTTCACTGAATTTCCAGCCGTTGCCATAGCCGGGAGTAATACAATAGATCTCAAACTTCCCCGTTTCCGTCACCTGCCCCGTCGCCTGAAACGTCGCCCGTTGTTCAATCGGGTTGTCGCTGCTTTCGTTCTGCGGCATCCTTGCGCCCCCTCTCCAAAAGTTCCTTCACGTCCACAATCTCGCCCGCGAATTTATACGCCATCCGCGCGAGCTCCTCGTCATCGATGATCCCCTCGTCACGCAGTTGCTTAAAGCCATCCACAACCTCAGTCGCGGACTGCGCCAATTCAGAATTATCCCGAGCGCTGATGTCAGTGCCCGTTACAACGATCCTGGCATGCGCATCGAGCCGCCGATCGACCAGGGCCTTGCGGGCCAGCGCTGCTGCGGCAGCGGAGCGCAGCATGTCGAAGAAATAAAGTTGCCGACGATCGTAATGCCGGAAGGTCGGGCCGCCGCTTTGCTCCGCCGTCGTGCGCGTGCTGCTTTCGGGTTCAGCCATGAAGTGCAGCGGAATGCCCGCGCCCGTTGCGATGTATTTCTTAATCGATTGACCGTCTTCGTTAGCATCACGTGATTCAAGTTTCGGCTGAATCACCGACCACTTTTCACCGGGAGGATGCACCAGGATCGCGCCGGACTGTGGCGGGCGGGCGTTGAGTTTCTTTTCGTAGGCAACCCGCGCAGCCTCGCTTTCAAATTCCTTCTCAACATCGTACACGAACGAATTGCGCCAGTGATTCATGCGCGCGCGATCCTCAAGAAACCCATTGTAACGCGCCAGCCAGGCCAGCAGCACCGAGAGGTCAGACTCACCGCGCTGCGCGCCCACCGGCCGGTTAATCGGAAAGTGCAGCATCACGGCCTCAAGATCGGGCGCCCGAAAGTCGTAGGGCTTCCATGGAATCGGCTCGAGCGTCGAGAGGTCACGCGACGACTGGTAGAACATCACGGTTTGCTCAATATCATTCGGCCTATGCTCGATCGGGTCGATGTCGCTGGCCGGGATGGCGCGCAGATACGTCATGCCCGATGAATCGCTGGACAGTGTTGGAAACAGTTCACCCGATCGCGTGAGCTCATCGCACCAATCGAAGCAACGCAATTGCAACTTATTAAGCGGGTGCTCCCACCATTCAGTCAAAAAGCCCTGAACCAATGAATCTGCCTTAGGCGCAGTCACCGAGAGACCACCACCAACCACGTAATCCGTGGTGAGCTCCACAATACGACGAGCAAGTGGATTCTTGCGCCAGGCATCGAGCGCGTCCTGCAAAACCTGCAGCCGATCGCCAGCCATCCGATCGCGGTAACTATCGCCCATGCGCCGATCGTGGGGATCGTCCAACGCAACCACCGTCAGCGCAACGCGCCGATCGACTTCTTTACGGATCTCATCACCAAAAATGCCATTGACTATTCGGGAGCGAAGACTCATCAAAAACCCCCTCGATCAAGTTCCAACAGGGGATCGACACCCTCTACAATCAGCGCGTCCGACTCGTCAACAACAATCGCCCTGCCCCAGTTCGCCGCCACCCAGGCACAAGCGCGATCGTCTTTCTGGCCTTCGGGTGCCCGCAGGGTGGAACCACTGATGTTACTCAATTGCGCGATCGTTTCACTGGCATGCAGTTGGGCCGCAGCATCGCGCAGCGTGTCAGCCGCCTCGGTGTAAAGCAAGGCCTTGCCCTTCCCGGTTTCAACATAGCCGGGCTTTTTGTCAGGGCCGTTGAGTAGGCGAGAGCCATAACCGCTATCTTGCAGACCGCCGATCACAGCATGCCCGTGATTGTTGCGCAAGACCATGACCTTAGCCCGATTGTAGAAGTCGGAGAGCAGACCGACGTAAGCGGCGAACGTCGAGATCTCCAGCCGCTGGGCCAGGGCCGCGACCTCTTCGCCTGTGTCCCGATCGAGAATTTCCAGCGCACTATCATCACTGGTGGGGTTGCCTTCTGCCGGGTCTGCGCCAATGGTGTAATGCCGATCGGGCTGCGGAAGTGCGTAGACCTCAAGGCCGGGAATTGCCGGCAGACTAGCCAGATTCGGCGAGAGCGGCCACCGCTCGAAATTGCAACGCGCGATCCAGAGCGGAGGCAGACGTTTGTCCAGCGTGCGCGGGGCCAGTGCTTCAAAGTCGGTTGACGGATACTGCTGCCAGAGGTCATCCAGCGATGTGGTCCGCGCCTTGATCTCGTTGTATTGATCGTTGTACCAGTAGGCATCGCGCTCAGGACGGACGTGCCAGGGCAGGAAGATCGAATGCCAGCCGCCCGCACCGCTGCGAGCCGCTTTGTACAACGTCTTGAATTCACTCTCTGGCTCATTCTTGTTCGAGCGCGAAAGCAAAATCATTTGGCCACCACCATCGATTGTTGGCTTGACTGCATTCATAAGTTTATTCAAGTCCTGCACGAGATCAGCCTCGTCAACCAATGCCGCCGTGGCTGTATACGAGTCGCCCGCCGTCGTGGGGAATGCACGAAAGACCGAACCGTTGCTGAGCGAAAACTCATGACCATTGGAGCCGACGATGGCGCGCGACTGCAAAAATGGCGGCAAGCGTTTGTGCATGCCCTTCAGGCGCTCGTCGCCCAATAGATACTCGGCCTCATCATCCCTTTTCGAGAAGATCAGTAATGTTGCTGCCGGACGAAAAAGCGCAAGCCACAGAAACCACGCCAGGATGAGCCACGTCAGCCCCATCTGCCGGGCTTTGAGGATCGCTAACAGCCGCTGGGCTTGCAAATCCTTGACAACGGGCACCTGACCCGGCCACAGATGGAACGGCACCCACACCCGATTTGTTGCGTCGTAGATTTGACAGTAGGTGTGAATGAAGTAGAGCGCAGATTCTGAGCATTTAAGCCACTCCTTGGTCGAGTCGTTGCTCAAAGTCCGCCACCTCTCGCGCCGCCTCGGCGATGTCCTCACCGGTGATGACAACCGCCGCGCGAGCCTGATCGGCAGTCGATTTATCAGCACGATTCAAGATCGACTCCGCCGCGCGCAGGGAGTCCTTGCCCCCTAGGCCCGCAACCAACACGCCAGCGGCACGCGGAGCCGCCATGACGATCGTCTCGCGCGCCTTATGCACCGCACCCTTCATGCGGGCATCGAAGTGCAGCACGCGCGCCAGGTAAAGCGCCTCGTTAAATTTCGGCTGATGATACCAGCCCTTGGAACCATAATACGTCGAGTGCGCAAAGACGTGCCGATCGATCAGCTCGTCAATAGTGCCCCCTAGAGTCTCAGAGGCAATGATCGCATCGAGGCCACGCCGCTGAGCAGGCGTAAGCGAACTGTACAGCGCCTGGAAACGCGCGCGCTGCTGTGACTCGTCGATCGAGGCCGTTGCCAGGCCGGTCACGGAATCAGGTTCAACCGAGATGCGATCGAGTTTCGTTTGTTCAGTGGCACGCTTACTTTGCGCCATAGCATCCTGTCTACACGAAATCAAGCCACTTCACGCCACAAATTGAAGATCGATCGTTTTTGCCATAGGGGCGTAGATCCTGCCGTTGCCCGTTCCATGGATTGGCAACCGCAATCGCACCCGACTCAAGGCAACCAATCGCAAGAACAAAATGCTGCTGTAAACCACGCTCATAAGCCGAGGCATCGACGTACAAAATCACCGGCTGCCCCCTAGAGAGACGATCCTCAATCCCGGTCATGACACCGATCGGGGCCAGTGTGTTCGGACAGTCAGCCACACCACGATAGACAAACCGAGGAAAGAGCTCAGGTAACTTGGGCCAGTTGACGAAGTTGTAAGAATCACGCGCCTTGAATCCGCCCCCTAGGATAAGGACATCCTGAACCCGATCGGGAGTAATGGGCAGACCAACGATCGTGAGATACTGAGCCAGCGCCGTAACAGCACAGCCGAAGGCGCCG